TCACTCCATAGTTAGAGAGGCTGTGGAGATTGAAAAGGGGTTTATACTGGATGCCCTCCCATGCAACCTCATAGGGATGAACTCTGAGAAGATGTCCGAATACATCGAATATGTTTCGGATCGCCTTCTCAAACAGATTGGGCAGCCTACACTGTGGGGTTCTAAGAACCCTTTCGATTTTATGGAAAATATCAGCCTGGATGGAAAGACCAACTTCTTCGAAAAGAGGGTGGGTGATTACGGGAAGATGGACGACATCTCGGATGATATTGGGTTTGATGAAGAGTTTTAATTAATACAGTGTACCTTCGGAGTTAAGGCCCTGGGGTTCGAGTTCTAGCACTGGTTCATCGAGGTCTGTGTCCGGTTCCACACTGTGAACAACCTTTGTTCCCCTCTTACCATCACACCCACACCCAGATTTCTTCTTACCACCCTCCTTTTTCACATTCATCATAGCCCAAACGATGAGAGTGAAAACGATCGTGTGAATAACGAGACCAAATGTAGATGGACATCCATTTGGTGTTGCGATGCTTGGACCAAGTACTCGCCTGACGAGACGGAAAGTTTCGGGATTGGCAATGACAAAGAAGGTAAGACCAGAAATTATAGAAATTATAAATTTGTCCTCCTGTTTCTTACCATTGCATCCACAACCACAGTCTTTAAACAGACCCATTATACTTTTGATATATGTCAACAAAAAAACTTACTTAAAGTCTAGCCCCCTAAGATAGATATAACCAACCAACAATGTCGCTCTCTATTCAACAAATCTCCGAACTTTCCCCCGCTTCCGTGGGCTTCTCGAACCTCCGTAAGAACAAGAATGGCGGTAAAACCGTCTACCTAAACGCCGGCGGCAACAAAAAATGTTATCTTCAACTCCCCTTCATGCGATCCCCCTTCGGTCTCAGTGCCTTTACTGACGAGGGGACTGGGCGCACCACCTACTCCCTCGATCTCTCGTTTGACCCCGATAACGAGCAGGCTATGGGGGTGCACAAGACGCTCTCCGAGCTCGACAACATCATCGTCAACACCGTTGCCAAGAACTCTAAGGAGTGGCTCGGTAAGGAGTTCAACGTCGCGGTTCTCAAGGAGGCTCTCTACAAGCCAATGGTTCGCCCAGGTAAGGAGCAGTACCCTTCTACCATGAAGCTGAAGATTACAACCAAGCCCGATGGCACCTTTGTCCCCGAGGCCTACACGATGAACCGTGAGCCTACGACGGTCGACTCCATCGAGAAGGGTCAGAAGGTTATGTGCATCATCGACCTCAGTAGCATCTGGTTCATCGATAACAAGTTCGGTGTCACCATGAGGCTCAACCAATGTCTATTGGAGCAGTCTACGAAGCTCCCGTCCTTCGCCTTCCAGGGCCTCGATCTCCCAGAGCCGGAAGATGAGGACGACGAGGAGGAGGTTGATGAGGAGGTTGATGTCTAATGTCCCTAAAAAAACAAAAAAAATCCAATCTCTATTGGTAAGAAGAAAAAAACTTCTTACGAATAAGTAAGAATGTCCAACATTGAGAAGAATCTCAAGAAGATTCTTAGGGGAAAAAAGGGGTGTTCACCCAAAGACTATTTACCTTCAACGAAGAAAGTTGGATCTGGTGCGTATGGAAATGTTTTCAGGGGAAATGTAAATGGGAATGGTAAGAGATATGTAGCCTACAAAGAAATCAAGTTACCAGGAAATAACGTAACTCTCGTCGAATTGCAGAACTATCTCAAACAGAATCCAGCTCGAATGGAATTCACTATTGCGAAAAAGTTGAAGGGCTTCGGTGTTCCAGAAAATTACATATACAAGACATGTAGTGATAAAGTCATCATCTATATGGAATACATCGATGGGATGGAATTAAGAAACTGGTGGAAGACTAACCCAACATTAGAACAACAAAAGTCTCTTATAGTTCAGGTTATTTACAATCTCTACAGGATTCATAAAAAGTATCCAAAATTCAGACACCATGATCTTCACGAGGGCAATATTTTGATAAAAAAGGTACCCGAAAAGAAAATCAAAGTTGAGCTAAACAATAAAACGTACACAATTTCAAATGGTGGTATCGAGGCTGTAATGATTGATTTTGGATTTTCACTATTTCCCCGTATAAAAAATCCTTTGATAAACGATAACTACTTCAAAAATATTGGAATTTCCAGAAAATCTCATAAACTATATGATGTACACCTTTTCTTAAACAGTCTCTACAACTTGATCACACAACAAAAAAACCCTGGAGTGGCCACACGCGTCTCGAGGAATTTTATTAAGTCCCTCTTACCACCCATGTATTTGGGTCGCAAAAGTACAGTTGTTGATGAGTTTAGATTGATTGGTACCGATCGTAAAAATGTCGCTCACACCTTTTACCTACCGGGGTTTGAAAATATTTTATCTAAACCCTTCCTCACGGGTGAAACCAAGGCTTTACCCCTACCAAAGCCACGAAAATTTGCGAAACCCCCCATAGCTCCGAAAAAGAAATCCAGTACACCAATCAATAAGGCGGCTGCATATGCGAAGGCGGTAGCTGTTATGAAAAAACAACGGGAAGTCGGTCCCCGTTCCCCCAAGCCAATCCCTCGCAGACGGATGTGATTAAAGCACGATCTTGAAGACGCGCTTAGTGCCCTCATCAACTTCGGAGAGTATCTTAAACTTTGGGGTCTTGGTGAGCTTCACCCCATCCTTAGTGACGAATGATTTCATCCGTTCAACTTCACCACGGGGCATTTTCCTGGTGTACTTGAGTGTGACATTCTTAGTTCCAATAGTAAATTCAGTTGAAGACATTTTAATATTTACCTATAATAAAATATGATTGCTTTCGTGATTCTATTGATTGTTGTTATCATGATTCTCATGCGAACTGAACGGGCTCCACCAAAAGACGGTAAGAAATGGACGGTTTACGGGACCATGGGTTGTGGATGGACTCGTAAGCAGTTAGAATATATGAATAAGAAAAACATACCTCATACGTTTATCGATTGTGATAAAGAATCATGTGCTGGTATGGATGCGTTCCCGACACTCGTAGACCCCAATGGTAAACAATTAGTTGGATACAATGAAGTTTAGAGGCCACGGATGACGGTCATGGAGATGGCGAGAATGAGGGCATCCGTCAAGTTCTTGATAGGCTTGAGGATAGAGATGTGCTTCACGAGCGACCTGTTCCACACGAGGCGGAGGATGAAGGTGCTGATGAGGATTGTGAGCACGAAGATGAGAATTTCAGAGAGAATGTCAGACTTACTTTCGGATTTGGAAACCTCCTTGATCATTTATTAGGGGTGGATATTTTTTTTTCTATCCCTACTTCAAATGAAAGACCTCCCCCTGAGTGGGTCAGAAAGTAGGTTTACAAATAGGAGGTGGGGAACAAGTGTAGGTATAGGTAATAATAATTGTTATGCGTATGCTGTTGGTGACTATGAAGCCTATCGTTGGCAGAAATCTATACCAGGTGATAGATCTGGATTGTCAAATGGTAATCACAACTATACCCACTGTACAGGTCTCCCAAACCGCGTCATATCAGACAACCCCAAAAAGGTCTACAAGGTTGATGCGAATACAAAATGTAAAAAGGGCTACTTCAAGGTCATGATGTTTGTTTCCCCTGGGCGACCAACGAACTATATTCGTCAGGGTGACTTTCACTTTTATAAGCAACATGGTGTTGTAGAATACAAAGTGAAGCCTGGAGATACCATAAAATCGGTAGCTAAGTTCTTCAAGGTACCAGAGTCAAGGATAAAGAAGGCTGGAACCTTCAAAACTGGGAAACGTATTGTATTCAAAGCTAACGTATTCAGTCACAAGAGGGGGTGGGCTACGGGTCCACTTCTGACTGACGCTAAGGGGGGTATGATAAAAGATCCCCGTAAAGCTTCTAGGAACTACCCAGGTCTAAACTATGAGAAGTACTGTAGTTCATTCTGCGTCAAGAATTCCGGCATCAAAGTCGGAAAGACTCATCCCAAGGTCCGATAGAATACTATCTAAATCCATCAAATTTTCGACACCGTCGAAGGATAGATCGAAAAGATCCACAACCTCCATTGTAGTATTTTCATTCAATGACACAGTATTTGACACTGCTGTGTGATTGTTCTGTACTGTGACTGTAATTTTAAACTGCGAAGCATCAAAAACTTTTCTACATACAGGACAAGTATTTTTACCTTTATTTTTCCATTCCTGTAGACAGTGGGAATGAAACATATGTCCGCATCGAGTCGGTGGATTTGCCCGAGTCGACTTAACCTCATTTAGACATATGGAACATGTTGACATTCTATAGTACGGGTGTAAAGTTTTTTACCAAATTTAGCTCAGTTAGTAAATCTTGGATGCATTGACGAGTGGTTTGTTGCAGTCATTGCAGTTAGTCTTCCCCTGTTCGTCTTGGATCTTGGAGAGCATTTCTGGTCCAGACTTTTGGAGAAGCTGACGGTACGAATAGTTGTCCTCGAAGGAAATGTTGTTCTGTTTCATCACGTAGTTGTTGAACAGTTGGGCTGACGTGTTTATGGTGAAGCATCGACCATCGGCCATGCCAAGTCGTTGAGACATCTTTTATTAAAATACACCTAGAAATTAATTTGTCTATTGGATATAGTTTTCATCCATGACTCAAAACCTCTCTCTTTCAAAACCTTCACAAAGGGGTCACACCTGTACCCCAAAAATATATCAAAAACATCCGTCTCTGTAGTTCGAGAAACCCTAATCCTGGGGTTCTCGTTGATGTGCTGATTAATTATATTGTACCCAAATGCAATTTCTTTTAGGGTCTCTGCCCCAGTGATTATAATCTTCCCTGTGCTGAAGATACTGCAGGTAATCTCCTTCATATCATGGGCTGGTTTGAACTTAATCTTAACCGCTGAATATCTATCTGGTTCAAAAGACACCTTAAAAATGTCATTGTACCTCTCAAACCAATCTGAAACTTGCATCAGGTTAATGTTATAATTGAGACTGAAGTTTGAATTGATCATCACAACCCGGAAAGATTCCACTGGAGCTGTGTTGGTCATACCCAAAAAGTTTTTGAAAATGAAAATAAGTTGGGTGATGATGCGCTTACAATCGAAGAGATCACAACACCCTGCAACTTGGATACTTCCATTTGGGAACACCTTTACAGACTTCGTACTGTATGTATCGTGGTAGGTAAGTGTGACCTGATTGTAAAATGTAGTTGGTTTCAATTTCCATTCAAATCCATCCATCTTTGATCCCTGTCGCCTCATCTTGTAGGAACCAATCCTCTCAAAAGTGGTCCGTAATCTGTCGATATCAATTTCTTGGACAAAGCTCGAGACCATCGTAATTGTGGTAATCTTTATCCACGAGGGTTTAAACTCCTCGGGTAACTGATTACGGAAATCATTTATAGTGAGGAGGTAGGAAAAACTGTTATTAGCGATTGAAGAGTACATACTTTTCACGTGGACAGAAGGCCACTTAGGTGTTTAAAGAAACAAAACGTCTTTAAATCAAATGACCTCCTTTTTTAAGTCTGCTCGACATATTTATGACGTGGAGTCTGATCTTTCATATGTTGAGATTGAATACGAACGCTATATTAGAAGTGTAGGGCAATATGCGACTTTTAAAGATTACATCAATACAGAGCCCCTCGCTGATTGGGTATATTTAGAGTCAAACACACAATCTATTCAATACGAAAAATTCCTCGACGCCATGGTGAAAAAAACATTGGAGGTGAGGCAGCGGATGTGTGAAGTTCTACTTGAAAATACATTGGCATACGAGCGGATAGATAACGTTTATCTTCGCCTCTTACACGCAAGTAAAATTTTAGATCCTACATTTCAACCACCTCGTATAAATAAGGAGAGTGCTTGGCAAGTGGAGTTCATGAAGAAATTCTGCAACGAATCTATACAGGATATCATACAGGGATGTACAAATATGTCACGTCTGTCATATTTCTTTAACGTTTTGCGTACAATAGACCTAAATACACCATTATGATTATACATAAAATCATACCAATCATTGGTGCGGTAGGTTCACCGACACCGACACCGACACCGACAGTGGGAGCACTCTTGATTTTCTTGGGTGCAACCCCGCAATCTATGTTCCTACGGGGGTGGATATTATCGAAAGTGGCTCGAGAATCACCCTCCTTCTCAGTGCTAC